CACGGTTCCGGACACGTAGCCGTTCACGTCAAGCGCCACGGTATGCACCGCGTTGATCTTGCCGTTTGCGCTGTTGGCGGTGACAAGCGCCTGCTGCGTGACGCTGGCGGTGCCTGCGGCGCCGACGCTGTAGGGTGAGGGCGTGTCCTGCGTCGCCGACACGCACTCCTCGATCATCGGCGATGTGGCGAACAGGTAGCTGTCGGTGCCGGCTGCGCCGCTTCCGACCGCGCGGACCTTGAGACGGAGGAAAGCTGCGTTTGACGGCGCAACACCCACAGCCCGGACCCGGCCGAAATTCGCGAGGTTGCCGCCGACGCCGCTTGCAGTTGTGATCGTTCCGTTGACGTAGCTGATGTGCCCGCCCGTGGCATCGACCCACTGTAGGAATATCTGCCCAGAGCAACGGTGCGCGCCGAGATAGATGCTGCCCATGTACCGCTTGCCAGCTTCGACGGAGACAGACAGGTTGCTTCCGGTTGAGTTGGCGTCCATGTAGACGCCGCTCGGCAGTGCCGCACCCGCTCCGTTGTTGCGCAAGAACAGCCCGCCACGGTCCTGGGGGATGTAGCTCGGCGCCGGCGACGTGGTGTGTGGAAAAATGGCGGGCACGCCGCCGGGGGCTCCGCCACCGGTCGAAACCGTCCAGCCAGTGGTACCCGCGGCGAAATCGCTGTTCGGCAAAAGGTTGCCACCACCACCCATGGTCGCCCGGACGCTGGTGATCGCGCTGGCGTTCGTGGTGACCCCACCCTCGGTCGCCGTGACACGCGTGTCGAGTGCGCTCACCGCGCTGGCATCCGCCTTGCCCACTATGGCTGACTGCGCGGCCGTGATCGCTGCCCCCTGCGCGGTGATCGCCCCTTCGGCGGACGTGATCCTGGTGCTGTGGTTATCGACTACCGACGCGATTGCGCCCCCCGTCGCCCCCTCTCGCTCCATCTCGATGGAGTCGATGTTGAATTGACCGCTAGACTGCGCGTTCTGGGACTGCAAACCGATACGGGCCGTGGCCGCGCCAGCGGGCGCCACGATGGTTCCGATGTAGTCCTGCCACGCGTTAAGCGTCGCGATGCCAGCCTCAACGTTCGCCACCAGCATGAGCCCCGCGTCCGAGCCAGAAGCGTCATAGAACCTGACCAGCACACGCACTCGCGTGCCATCTCCGGGGGCAGAGCCGCCCAGCGTGGCGACCCTTCCACGCAAGCGAACAAACACCTTCTCCCCAGGCGCGACGGCGGCCCGTTGGAAGTTCCACAGCAATCGCCCCGCAGCGCCGGACGTGATCTGGAGGGCGCTAAGTCCGCCCGAGACCGCATCCGCGCCGGTGATGATCGAGTAACCTGCAGGCAGGCCCTGAATGCTGGCGGTGGCGTTCGATTCAGTGGTCGCCCAACCATCGCCGGCGGATTCAAACGATCCGTTGAACAGCATCAGTGACCCGCCGAGGCGCGACTCGACGACGGTAGCCCTCGATGCCAGTACGTCGTCCCGCGACACGCTGGCCGACTCCACGGCGCCAACTCTTGCCGACGTGGCCAGCACTCCATCACCGGCCGGCATCCGCGCTAGGAGCGCATCCACGCGAGTTGCCTCTGCGCTGATCTGTGTTGCCAGGGCGCTGGCCTGTGACGCCACAGAAGCCTCGGTCGCAAGGCTGCCACTACCGGTGGGCATCCGCGCGTACAGCGCATTGATGCGCGTTACCTCGGCCTCGATGTCCGAAGCGTTCTGCGACGACTGCGCCAGTGCAGCAGCCACCGCCTGACCCAGCGAGGCGTAATCGCCGATCTTCTCCCACTGCGTCGGGCTGGTGTTCGGCTGGTGGCCCGTCGTCGCCACCCGCGCGCGGTAGAGCGCGCCGCTGTACTTCACCAGGAAACCAGCCGCATAGGCGACAGTCGGCTCCCAGTCCGGTGCGCCTGCGATCTCGGCCACCTCAGAGGCGAGCGCATCTACGGCAGCCATCGCCGAAGCCAACGCCGCATTCGCCTTGGCCGTGGCATCTGCGCCGGCAGCGATGGTGGCATCAAGGATGGCGGCAATGCGCGCTGCTTCCTCGGCGTCGATGGCTGCTTGAATCGCAATCTGCGCCTGCTCGGCCTCGTCCAGCTGGTCGCCGATTCCTTCGATGACCTCGCCAAGGTTGTCCGACAGCGTGCGGGTGATGACCGTCATGGCGGACAACTGGCCCGAGGTGTTCCGGGCACGGGCGGCGAACGTCCACGTACCAGCGGGCGGAACCGTCGATTCAAAGGCCGCCGGGTGATAGCCCTCGTCGCCAACCGGGGTCATCGTGTCCCAGTCAGGCGAGGCGACCGTGCCCGCGATGTACCGGATTTCCGCGCCGGCGAAGTCGGGCGCCTGGATCGTGTCGGACAGATATGCCCAGCTGTACTTGCGAAGCCCACCCGGGACGGCCAGCACGTTGAACAGGTCGAAGGCGGGAGGCGGGATTTCAACGCCAGTGGTGCCGTACTGCGCACTTGCCGCGACGCCCACCACGCCATCCTCGCCATACGGGCGGACGGTGATGGTGTAGGCGCCTGCGCGCGGAATGCGGAAGCGTGCCGACGTGGTGCGCGTCTCGGCGACTTGCTCCGGATCGCTCCAACTGTCCCCCAGCCACTCGGACAGAGTGACGACGGCATAGTCCATCTTGCCGGTGACGGTGAACGCGACGCCCAACTCGGTGAAAACGGTGTCGCCCTGCACGACCCGCTGTTCCGTGACGATCAGGTCTGACGCGACAGGGCGACCCTGTAGCAGGCTCTGATTGGCCGGCGGGATGTACTGCCCTGTGTGGACGTAGGTCCAGAATTCCGGACCTTCCGGCACAACGGTTACCCGCGCGCCCTCCATGTCGGATTCCGGGTCAATCTGGACCACGCGCACGCGGTATCCGGGCGTGGCCTTGATGTCGTAGATCCAAAGCGTGTCGTGCGCCGGGTTGTCGTCCGAGTCGCCGGGGAACGGGACGTCCTCCGGCCACGCGCCAACGAGGGTCAGCGTGTCCGACTCGCCCGTGAAGGACGCCACAGGGAACACCCGGTAGCCGAGTTCACCCGGCACCCGCAGCCCGACGTAGCGGCTTGCGAGGAACGGGACCGCCTCCCCAAGCTGCACAGTGACCACGCCGCCGGTTCGGCTGGCGCCCACAAGCCGGCCGCCAAAGCCCCATTGGGTCATGTCGTGCGACAGCGCCAGAACCGACATGCGCCGGTAGGTCAGATGCTCCAGCGAGGCGCCGTAGGTGATGTCCTTGGACTGGAACAGATGCTGCGCGAGGTGGTAGCGCGCGAGTCGCGCGGCGTGCGCCTCGTCGGTGATGCCCTCGCCCGTGATCCGGGCCGGGTTCTGCATCGTGGTAACGCCCGGCGCAGGCACGCGCAGGGTGACGGGGGACCACGTAGCCGGATCGACGTAGGTGTATTCGACGCCATCGGCACCGCTTTTGAGCGTGTAATCGACCTGGAAGCTGCCGCGCTTCATCGTCGCCATGTTCACGACGCCGGTAAGCGGCTGGCTGGAACTCGCCCACACGACGGAGAACTTGCCGCTGGCCCAGCTCGTCTGGCCCAAGCCGGCCAGCGCGATGGCTTCCACCATCTCCTGACGGTTACGGTCGTCCTTGATGTAGGCGTCGTAGGCGTAGCCGTTCTCGGCGCAGTGCACCATGAAGGCTTGGAGGGCCGGGATGTCGATCTGGGAGTCAGACAGGCCAATGCCTGCGATCAGCCGCCCATTCGCGTCACGAATGCCGCGCGCGTAGGCGAGCAGCTGCGCGCCCGGATTGCTGGTGTGCTGGGTCACCCACGCCGTGCCGTTCCACACCGGGATCGGTGCCGAGTGCGCGACCATCCGCACCTCGTCCAGCGCGCCGTTGAGCTGCCCCGTGGCCTTGATGCGGATGCCGATACGCGAGATGCCGGTGTAGTCGGCCTCGTCCGGCTGGATGGTCTTTAGCGTGGTCCACGTGAAGCGGCATTCGTCGTGAGGCGTGCCGTCGTGCCAGTAGGACTGCCCCATCTGGACGCGCACGTCGTACTGCCCGCGCTCGACATTCAGCGTCACCGTGCGGCGCACGGTGTTGGAGTCGCGATTACTGATGTTCAGCGGAGCGGCCGTCGTCCAGCCTTCAGTTCCGACCTTGCGGTACTGGATCTGGAACGTGACATCGTTCTTGTTGAACTTGCCCTTGCTGTCTACGTCGTAGAGCAGACCCTCAAAGTCGAGCTGCAACTTGAGGGCATCGGCAGAGCTAGTCCGCTGGACCCACCCCCCCGTTTCCAGCTCACCACCAGCGATGCTGTCGGCATTGCTGAACAGCGGGATGATTTGCTCAGGGTGGCCGGGAAGGCCGCTGAGGAAGGTCTCGACACCCTCGAAGGACGCCAGCGGCGTGTCGCCGTTGTAGATGGTCTCGATGCTGTGGACGTTCAGCCCAGGCGTCAGCACCATGCCCATGAACTGGTTGTTGCCCTCGTACGAGACGTAGGGCATCGACGCGACATCGGGCGTGATCTGGGTCGAGCCGAACAGGATCGGCAGCGGTTCGTACGGGCGCGGCGCGTTGCGGGCCGAGTTGATCGAGTAGACCGGATCGGCGGCCTGCGAACTGCCGGCGCTCGGCGGCTTGGGGCCAAGCGCCTTGTTGATCAGCATACTGCCGCCGACGTACACAGCAGCCGTTGCGGCATACGCGGCCATGCCCGATAGGCCGAACACGGTGCCGCCAGCCGCGCCGGCAGCAGCGAAGGCGCCCATCGTCCACCACGTCAGAGCCGCAAACGCGACGAGGTACAGCGCCTGCTTCTTCACCATCCCGCGCACTTCGATCAGCGCGGTTTCCTTCGGCCGCACGCGCTCCATTACCTCGTGGGGCACCACGACGCCGTTGATGCAGACCTCCCACGCATCGCCCGTCCAGTCCGGCACCTCGCGCCGCAGGAACTGCCCCAGCGTCTCGCCCTTGACAAGCGGCGCGGCGAAGGTCTGCTGCCCCTCGCACGTGATCGGGTGCGGCGTCAGGACAAGCTGCGCGCCACTGGTCGGATCGGCCATCAGGCCCATGCGTAATACCCTTCGATGATCGCGCCCCACGTGGGCAGCTCACGGACGCGGTGCAGGACCGACATCCCGTTCGTTTCGTTGCTGTGCAGCACCCACGCCTCGCCAGCGATGTGGAAGTACAGGCCGACGTGCCCGACGCCTGCGCGGCGCTTCATCAGCACCAGGTCGCCGTCCTTCGGGGTGTCGGTTCGGGTGGCGTATGCCTTGGACGCCTCGCCCAGCGATGCCTGCCCCGCTTCGCCACGCGGGCGCCCGTTCGGTAGCCGCACCTCATGGCCGTACATCTCTCGGCGCACATGGGCCACGAAATCGGCGCAGTCGAAGTTCTGCTCGTCGTAGGGGATGCCAATGAAGCGTTCAGCGGGGTGCATCAGAAGATCCCCGGCAGGGTGTGCGGATTGCCGCGTAGCTGCACCGACGCCTGCCGCATGATGTAATCGACGCCACAGTCAGCCGTGACCACCGCCGGATTCACGCTCACTCGCGTGACGGGCAGAGGGATCGTCTCGAAGATCGCGTCCGGAGCCTCCTTGTCCGCAATCCGGATCGTCGCGGTCATGATCTCGTTGGGCAGCAACGCTTCGAGATCAGCCGTCATCTCGCGGCCTACGTTGTCGATCTCCAGCTGCGCCGCAGAGACTTGCCCCGGGATGTCATCCGGCAACTTGAACCGGAACGGGAAGCCGACGTAGGTCTGCCCGTTGCTCACCCAATCCCGGTTGTCGTTGACCAGGCGCAGCGTCGCGCCCAGAGATGGCGCGGTCATCTCCAACATGACCAGAATTCCGGCCGTGTCGGTGAGGCGCTGTAGCTTCTCGGTGAAGGTCATTCAATCGCCCATAAAAAAGCCCCGCCGGAGCGGGGATGAAGGTGTGGCGGAAGTTGCAGGATTAGCGCTGGTATTCCAGCCGGACCTGCCGCTCGCATGGGTTGCCGCCGGGGCCGAGCGGGACCAGATCGCCGATGTCGCCACCGACGAAGCGCGCCGAAACCGTCTGGCGCCGGAGTGGATGGAAGAAGTCGAAGTAGCCCACGCGCTTGATCACGTCGAAGTACCAGGTCTCAAACGCCATCGCATCGGCGTAGCTGGCGAACCAGAACACCGGATCAGGGTTCATCATCACGCGCGAGTTCAAGACCCGCTGCATGGCCGGGCCTTTCTCCATCTCCGTCCGCTGCACCGAAGGGTCGAACCCCTCGGGCATGTCGAACAGCACGCGCACGTAGCTAGGCAAGGTCGCCATTAGCGCGCCTCCCTCAGGTTGAATCGACCCTTCGCCGCCGATGCGATCCGGCCGCCGCGCGCCATGTCGTCCGCTGCGATGTCAACGATGATCTTCTTGAAGTCGATCCCGCCAGGGCCAGAACCCGTTTCCTCCCTGGCCGTGACTCTGGCGGGGGCGTTGTTATTGATGACCAGTTGAAGTCCCGACGACGGAGACGGCATCCCCACCACGCCACCATTTGCATAGCCGCGCAGGCCAAGGCGCATCGCCTCGACAGCGCCCACGCCGCCAGCTCGGGCAACGTCCTTCTGCGACCAGACCACCTCGCCCCTGTGCACGACGCCAGCGGGTTGATTCACAGCGCCCGGGCCGGTGTATCCGCCCACCGCAAACGAGCCGAACATCTGCCCGAAGGCGTTGCCCATCAGCCCCGTCACCATCTGCTTTGCAGCGATGCGGGCAAGGTCCGAGACGATGGAATCAGCAAGATCCGAGAAGGACAGCTTCCCGGTCCGGGCGAATTCGACAATGGCGTCCTCCATGCCCCCGAACGCATTGGCAAACAGGTCGTAGGTCTGCCCGGCCATGTCCGCCGCGCCCGCCAAGTAGTCCTCCCAGGCACGGGTCGCGCCGTTCATGCCGTCCGCGAGCATCCGCTGGCGTTCGGCCTGATACCGCTCCTCCTCAGTCAGCCGCCGGGCGATGGACTCTCGCAGCACGGCTTCCTCTGCCCGCAGCGCCTCATCCGTCTTTCCGGTAGCATCCCGGCGGATTCGATCTAGTCCGTCCTCCAGCTCGCGCTGGAGTTCCAGCCGCCGCTGCATCCGGTCCACTTCATCCGCGCCGCGACCAATCGACATCAGGTCGATCTCGGTCTGCCGGCGGTAGTTCTCTTCCGAAACCCGCAGCTGCTCCTGCAGCGACAGGAGATCCTGCTTTGCCTTGCCCTCGTTGCGAGCCGCGTTGGCTGCGGCCTCGCTGGCAACCGCCTTCTCCAATTCCGCCTCGATCTCGCGGCGGCGGGTGTCGGTCGCCTTGACCCCGAGCTGATCGAGCTGGCGGACCACCTCGACCCGCAGCCGCTCGCTTGTAGTCAGGCGCTCCGTACTCTGGAGCTGGGCCTCATTCAGCGCGAGCTGCTGGCGAACCCTGTTAAGCAGGGTCGCCACCGGGTCGGATCCGGAGCCGGCGCGCTCATTGGTCTTCTTGGCCTGTTTCCCCTCGAAGTCCGCCCGCATCGCCGATTCACGCTGGCGGATGTGGCTCTCTTCGATGCCAAGCTTGACCGCCTCGGCGCGCATCTTGACGATGCTCTGCTCCAGACGCTCACGGTCGGAGGCGAATCTGACGCTCTCCTCGTGCCACTTGGCCTGCTCCGCTCGCTGCTTCTCAGCAGCCCGCTCGGCGTCGCTATCAACCACATTCGGACGCTCGCCGGCCCCGAGCTGGATGGACAGCTGCTTGCGAAGCTCCAGAAGCTCCGCAGCCTTGTTCTTGAAGTACTCCGCCTGATTATCGTTACCGCTCCGCTGTGCCTCCTCGATTTGCTTGTAGACAGCGGCCAGACGGCGACCCGCAGAGTCGAACTGGTCGAGTGTGGTCTGGTCGCGACCGATGTCGCGCAGGTCATCGATTAGCGCCGCAGTGCCCAGCTTGACAAGCCGGATGGCGCGGTCGATGTAGCCAAGGTTCTCGGTGACTTTCGGCGCAAGTTCGCCAATGGCAGCGGCGTACGCACGGAAGCCCTCGGTAACTGCCTCCTGCGCCTCCCCCTGGTCCCTCAGGGTACGGATGTTCTCAAGCTGAGTTTTTGTAAGGAACCCGTACTTGTCGTTTAGCTCCAGAATCGCCTCGACCGGATCCTTGCGGATGCGCTCGAACTCCGCGATGGTCTCCCCAATCTCGCGACCTGTCGCGACGCGCATCTGCTCCGCTGCGGTCGTGACCAAGGAAACCTGTTCAGCGGTGAATCTCCCCGCCGCGACAACCTGCGTGAGCGCCTGAGCGGCGGCACGCGTCGTCCCTCCAGACAGCCCAGCGATCTCGCCCGACAGCCTCGACAGCTGGTCGGCGGTGAGTCCGCTGCGATGTCCGGTCATAACCAGCGCTCGCTCAAACGCGAACTGCTCGTCAGAACCTTGCTTCCACGCAACCGCCAAGGCTGCCGCCGCCGCCGCACCCACTGTCAGCGGGTTGATCATCGCTAGGACTGCCCCGCCCAGCGCCCGGGCAGCCGGCACGATGCCGCCGAACATGTCCTTGAGCTGTCCGCCCTGCTGCAACAGGACCATCATCGGCTTCTGGCCTGTCGCAAGACCGACCGTGATGTCCGTGAGCTGCATCGGCAGCTGCCGCATGGCGTTGGCGGTCTGCCCTGCCGTCATGCCGTACTGGCTCAGCTGCTTCGCGCCCTGCTGCAAGCCCTGATTCGTCCGCTGAATCCGGCTAAGCAACTCCTGCTGCACCGTTCCGCTGGTGCGCATGGTGATGTTGTACGCCAGCTGCTGCTCGCGTGTCAGGCCGAGCATATCCGCCTGCTTGCGCAGGGAATCGACGCGCCGCTTTTCGGCAGCGTTAAGCTTCTCGTACTCCGCCTGTGCCTGCGTAGACATGCCCGAGACGGAACGCTTCGCGCGCTCAATGCCAACCTCAAGCGAAGCGGTATCCACCACCACGTCTAGGCGGGCGGTGCCGATGCTCTCTGCCATTCAAGAACTCCTGCTTACTCTCGGCGCGTCTCGCGCAGTGCCGCGCTTTCGATCACGCGGATCGAACCCAGCAGGTCGTCGTAGTCGTCAGGCAGCAAGGCCTGCCGGTCCATCTCGTGGAACAGGACGTTGTAGTCCAGGCCAACGGGGCCAACCGGCCCCATTCGCCACTGCGTCTGGTTGTCGAGGAATAGCTGAACGGCCGGAAAGTTCTCCGGCCAGATCGCGACCCTCGGCGGCTTGAAGTGCTTCGGCTTCAATCCGCTGCCAGCCAACTCCGCCGCAGTCGGGGGCTGCCAGTACAGCGCCTCGACTACGGCAGTCAGTTTCCCTTCCGGGCCACTCCGAGCGCGTGGGAGTAGCCGGTCACGATTGCCCACAGCGCGCCGGGCTGGGCATCGTCCAGAGACTTCAGCGTCTCCGCGCCCAGTTCCGCGTTGGCCTCCCAGCTCTCTACGAGAGCCAGCACCGCGTCCACGTCCTTGACTTTGCCCTCGGAGACATCGGTCAGCAGCTGGCTGTACTCGGTCCTGGTCTTGTGGCGGAACACGACCGGGAGCTTCTGCTCCCGGCCCTGCCCCACAATCGTCAGGTCCGCCTTGAACGTCTCAGGCGCCTTCACGTCAAACATCAGGCAGCCTCCACCAGCGTTGCCTCGCCCAGCGACGAGAAGGTCATCGTGACCTGCATCGGGTTGTTCGCCGACATGGTGGGGTCGCTGTCGAAGCTCATGTAGCCGTAGCGGTACATGGTGTCGCCGTCAGGCAGGCGGATGCGCAGGACGACCGGATCCTTGCGGCGGTCGGCCGCAACGGCAGCGTCATACCAGGGCAGGTCCGGATCGAAGTACAGCGGCAGAGTGATCGTCTTGGCGTTCTTGAAGGTCGGCACCTGGATCTGGCGGCCCGAACGGTCCTCCAGGAACTGGCCGTTCCAGAACTGCTGCTCGCCGCCCGATGTGGTGAGATCGCCCTGCTGGGAGAAGTCCACGAAGGCGTCGGCGATAAGCACCGTGCCGGCGCCCTGCCCCGCCGGGTACTCGACAGAGCTGGACGTGTCGATGCCGCGCAGCGCGCCGGAAGCGCCCGCAACGGTCGCGCGGTTGACGATGCCCGGCCAGCCGGACGACTGGATGACGACCACATCGCCGGGATCAACGGTCGCGTTGCTGACCGCCGGGTTGGCGTTGCTGATCGTGGTGAAAGTGCCGCCATCAGTCAGGGACGTGCTGAAGCCGATGACGGAGCCGTTGGGAAAGCGAAGTGCCATGGTGTTTGCCTCTGTTTGCTGGTTTGGCGGAGGGGACTAGCTCCCGCCAAACGGCGGGCATGAAAAAGCCGCCTTTCGGCGGCTTGGTGGGGTGGCGGTTGCGTGCGTCTAGGGCGCGTACCAGATGTCGAAGTCGGTTCGGGCGCCGTAGAGCTTCAATGCTTCGTTGTAGTCGGCAACGGGCGCGTTCAGGGTCTTGGCCTTCAGCGGACCCTCGACAAGCGCGACTCGGGCGGCGCGTGACAGTTCGGATGCTTCCATTCGACTCTTTGACCACACCCACACCTGGACCCGGGCGTTGTCCTTGTCCGCGACCTTCTGCTCGGAGTAGTCGATGGCGCGGCCGCCGACCTGCTGGTAGATGATCAGTGGATAAGCCGGAGTAGCCGTCGCTGCGTCCGGATACACGCGCGGGCACACCGGCAACAGCGCCGCACGAACCTGCACCTCCAGACTCATACGAACTCCTCGTCGGCGGGCTGGTACAGGTCGCGCAGCAACTCCGGCAACCGTTCCCTGCCGCGATCAATCATGGCCTTGACGGCATCGTCGCCCGCCACGTCCTGCGCCGGGCGCAAGAACGGCTTGGCCGCCACCCACTTGGGCGAAGGGAGCGGCGCGCCCGTGCGCCACTGCCCGTCCGGGCCTTGGTAGCTGGCGTGCGTCTGCCAGTGGCCGAACTCGATCAGATGCCCGTGCGGGGCCTTCCGGCTGTTCCAGCTAACCGAATAGACCTGCTGCGACTCGCTCGACTTTCCTTCCCGGTGGGCGAGGTAGATGGAGTGCATCAGCGTTCCGTCCTGCACCGGTACCCAGCGCTTCGCCTCGTCGCGCAGGACCGTTCCGCCCGCAACGCCCATCGAGCGCGCCAGACTCTCGCGCAGCTTCGGGCTGCCTAGGTTGTCCAGCCCCTTCATCCATGCCGCGTGGTCGAAGTTCAACTTAGCCACCTTCGGCCACCTCGCAAACAAGGTCGGTCCAGATGCGTTCGGCGTAGTCCATGCGGACCTGCTTCACGTCGAACACTTGACCGGATGCCAGAACACGCATCCCGGAGTCCAGGCCATCGCGGTAGCGGATGCGGATGCTGTAACGGGTCAGCGACGTGGCGATGCTTCCCTCCATGTCGCGGGCGCCGGAAAGGCCGGATGGCGTGCGAATGTCGGCCCATACCGTCGCAA